AGCAGTATGTTTATTAATAAACACACAACAGGTCCTGCACCAGTCATAGGTGCGGGGGGTCGAAAGACATCAGCGACGTTGCTCCGTAGGGAGCCACGTGACCGAGTCCTCCATGACGTCAAACGGGGTGTGATTGAGGAATCACACTTCGCTGACAGGATGTCGGCACAAAACTTCTTTAAGAAGTCAGACGCCGCCTTAGTCGACACATTTAAGTTGATTGGGGTCCAATTTACTACTGTCCTTAATCCTAAATCCTTCTGCCACACCGACCTTAAGGTCCTTGTGAAAGAGCTGAAGACTTTTGTCTCAGGCTTCTTTCCTATGGTCCTTGGTGATGAGCTTCCGGAGGGGTTTGTTATTAATGGTTTGTGGTCGAAGTTCAGTACTCATGCAAGATCTTACCTCCAACCTCGTTTCTCTAATAAGAGAAATTTGGTTCGAAAGATCAGGCTTGCAGCTCTACTAAACTATTCGAAACGACTCTTTCCTAATCTTCCAAGGGAACTCGTGGATGCCAAGCTGGCTGATTTCACTGAGTTTATAACATCACCGGATACCGATGTCCTGCATGAGCGTGAAGCTCTTGAGAACGCGATAGACCGGGAGGTCAATAGACTCCCAGTGTTCAAAGCTCGCTATGACCAACCATTTGTCCCCACTGGTTCTTCCTGTCTTGAATCCACCCGTGCTAACGGGGGAATCCAAGGTTGGACTAAGAAGATACTACAAAGCCTTTTCGACCACTTCCCGTGGTTGGAAAAGATTCATCAGATCGAGGGAATTGGAGAGGAAATCCTCTTTGGTTCTATGTCTCCCATTTGGAATGAGATTCTATCTATCCTCTTTACAGAGGCGATTGAGTCCTTCCCAATGGAGGGTCCTTGGGACTTGATGGAAGTGGCACCAGCTGCAATTGCTGAGCCTCTCAAGGTTCGTATTGTGACACGATCCTCCTGGATTCTCCAATTATTGAAACCGATTCAACTCGCATGGCATTCTACCATGCGACAGGATCCGGTTTATGAATTAATTGGGGGTAAATCAGTTGAGGATGCTCTCGTGGCACTGAAACTTGAGAAGGGCCAGAAATTTGTTTCTGGTGACTACGAATCCGCTACGGATCGTATCCACCTTCACTACACCAAGTATACTGCTCAGAAGATGTTTGAGCGTACCCGTTTCACCTTTCCCGAGGGAATGGTGTTTCAAGACATAGATATTGAGGGTTGGCTTAACCGTATGGTTATCCACTCTTTTGATTCAATCTTTATTGGTGAGTCTAGTAATGTAGTTCTTCGGGGACAGATGATGGGTCATATTCTCTCTTTTCCTCTTCTCTGTATAATCAACAAGGCAGCATCATCCTTGACTCTCCCACCAGATCGGTGGATGAGGATTAATGGTGATGATGTCCTGTTTCCCGCTTCAAAACGGGAATACAAGGAATGGGAACTTCATACCAAACATGTTGGACTGAAGAAGTCCGTTGGTAAGAACTATTACTCACGTGATCTCGCCATGATTAACTCAGAAGTCTACACCTGGTCAAAGGAGAAGAACCGTATGGTTCGTCTCATTTTCCCTAATGTAGGCCTTCTCGGTTATCTTGGAGACTTTGTCGACAAATTTGGTCGACAAGTCACACCTTGGGAACAATTGTCAGGTATCGTGGTCGATTTCTGGAAAGGAATCGAACCTCGCTATCATGACTTTGCTCTCAGGATGTTACGTGAGAGGTACCCTATAGTATCTGGTTTTCCTGGATCCTTCTTTGGACCCACGAATCTCGGATGCCTAGGATTGCCTGTTCCCGCGGGTCATATTTATACCCGTTACCAGAGGATTTGGATGGAGGCGCACCGTTTAGGGGTTTACTCTTTCCGTGAGGGAATTCGTACGGACTATGCCCGTATTGAAACTCTCTACCAGAAAGAGATCCCACTTCAGGATGAATTCCTGAGGTGGGGTGTCCCAGATGTAGTGCTTACTCCTGAGAATATTTTGCCCGATCCGTACTCTCGATCCGGAGGATTGTCCAGGGAACTAATGCAAATTCGGAGGTGGTTTGAGGGGTTGATAACCCTCAAACACCAGAAGATTTTCGGTAGAAGACGATTCAATCGTTTTCTCATTCGAAATCCTCTTCCGCCCCTCTCTGGGGAAGCATTAGACTCGGTCCTCCAGAACCAATGGCACGAGTCACGCCCACAATGGTACCATATTCGACAAGGTACCCTTGTTGACGAGCCGGTCGTCCGATTTCATTTCTAATCACGCTGGGATCTAGCCCTGTAGGCTAAACGAGAGACCAAGAGGTCCCGTCGAAAAGCGCAATGGTCCGGGCGATACGCCTGCACTGATTAATTAGAAATGAC